TGCAAAAACTGCTTCTCTTATTAAGAGCGCAGGTAACGTTATGGTTGGCGTAAAGTCAAGCGAAAAAATCAACATTATGGAAACTGACGCTATCTTCCAAGATGGTGCTTCTTGCGGCTTTAATGCTTCTGGTTCTACTACCTTTACTCAACGTACTGTAACTCCAGGTAAAATTAAAGTAAACGAAGCTCTTTGTCCTAAAGACCTTGAAGCTAAGTATTTACAAAAAGCTTTACCTACTGGTTCTATGTATGACAGTATTCCTTTTGAGCAAGAGTATTCTGAAAAGAAAGCTAAGACAATCGCTGCTCAATTAGAAACTGCTTTATGGCAAGGCGACACTTCAAGTGTAAACGTAAACTTAAACAAGTTCGATGGTCTTGTTAAATTAATCGGTGCTGCTTCAGGTGTTGTTGCTGCAAACGCTTCTACTTTTATTTCAGGTGCTCCTTTAAGCTCTATCACTGATGCTAACGTAATCTCTATCTTTGATGGTGTTTACAAAGCAATCCCTGCTAAAGTTGTAGCTGCTGATGATATGACTATCTTCTGTGGTCAAGATTTATTCCGTACTTATACTATTGCTCTTAAGAATAGCGGTAGCTTCAATTACCAAATTGATGTTAAAGCTGATAGCGAATTCGTACTTCCTGGTACTACAATCAAAGTTGTAGCAGTTGCAGGTCTTAACGGAACTAACAAAGTTTACGCTATGCGTTTAAGCAACTTATTCTTAGGTACTGACTTATTGAACGAAGAAGAGAAGTTTGAAATTTTCTATGCTAAAGAAGCTGACCAAGTACGTTTCGTATCTGAGTTTAAGATGGGTGTAAACATTGCTTTCCCTGACGAAGCAGTGAAGTTTATCCTTGCATAATTTATAGGGTAGGTTGAAATATACCTACCCATTTTTTCAAACTAATTTAATTCAATAACAATGGCTTGTGCTTTAACTCAAAATTATACTCTTGACTGCAAAGACAGTTTAGGTGGTATAACCGAAGTTTATTTTATGGCAGCCTCAGATGTAACTTCTACAACAGAAGCAAGTGGTGTAATCACCGCTTTAGTAAAAGCATCTGGTAAGAAGTTCTTTAAGTACGAACTTGTAAAAGGCACTTCTCAATTAGTTGAGAATGTTAATGCAAACGTACAAAACGGAACTATCTTCTACGCTCCTGAATTGACTATCGTATTAAACAAATTACAGGCGAACACAAGAAACGAAATCTTGTTGTTGGCTCAAAACACTTTAGTAGCAGTTGCCAAAGATAACAATGGCAAATACTGGTACTTAGGTAAAACAAGAGGCTTAGACCTTACCGCAGGTAGTGCAGGTACAGGTACGGCTGAAGGCGACAGAAGTGGCTACACTTTAACCTTCACAGGTGCGGAAGCTGCCCTTGCTCCAGAAGTTAATTCTACTGTTGCAGGTCAATTAACTACCGCGGGTTCTTAGGTTGTTTTGGTTTTGTATATAGATGCCCTCGTCTTTAATTAGGCGGGGGTTTTTTATTTTGCAAACAATCGCATTACTTTATATTTATAGTTGTGATAAGATTAACTAAGGGGCAAACCCAAAATATAATACTTACCTTGACTGAAAAGCAGCTTTTAACAAGTCCTAACTATCTATTTGTTTTCGAGAATAGAAGCACAAACACGGACATCAAATTTGTCAAGCTAAACAATACAGACATAAGTGCTTACAAGGAACGTTACAATGAGTTTAGTATTGTAGTTAATAGCTACTTTAATACGTCTTTAAACGGGCAATACACTTACTCAGTTTACGAACAAGCAAGTCCTTCAAATACAAACCCTACTGGCTTAAACCTGCTTGAAACAGGCATTATGGAACTTGAGGGAACAACTATATCATTTACGGAATACGAAACAACAAGCACATTCACAATTAGACAATAATGGAAATACAAGTATTGACATTTGCGGAAGCAAAGCAACCGGAATATAAAGAGAAAAAAGGCGAAGGGTATATGCAGTATGGTCAGAATAATGACTATCCGCAATATCTATTAGACCTATTTAACAAATCTGCAAAGCATAATGCTATTGTAAGAAACAAAGTAAACTACATTTTAGGGAACGGATGGGCAGGAGAAGATGCTATTGTTAAAAAGGTTAATAGAGAAGAGAGCCTAAATGACTTAACTAAAAAGGTTGCTTTAGATTTAGAACTATTTGGCGGTGCTTATATTCAAGTTATTTGGTCAGTAATGGGCGGTCAAGTTGCTGAGTTATGGCATTGTGATTATACAAAGATTAGAACCAACAAAGACAATACGCAGTTTTGGTATAAAGAAGATTGGAAGGCTACACGCAACCAAGAAAAAGCTGAGATATACAATGCGTTTAACCCTGCTAACCCACAAGGTGTGCAGATACTTTATGTAAAGGAGTATCGCCCAGGAATGAACGTTTATAGCCTTCCTGGTTATTTTGGTGCGCTTAACTATATCGAAAGTGATGTAGAAGTTAGTAAGCACGTTTTGGGTAATGCTCAAACAGGGTTTTCTGCAAGTAAACTTATTACCTTACCAAACGGAGAGCCAAGCCCTGACGAGAAAAGAGCGGTTAGCAGACAGTTCGACAATATGTATACGGGTGCAGACGGCAAGAAGTATTTACTTGCTTTTGTAAACGATGCAACTCGTAAGCCTATTGTTGATGACTTAGGCGCAAGTGATTTAACCAAAGAGGACTTCAGCCGTGTAGACGAGTTAATACAAACTAACATATTTAGCGGACATCAAATTACAAGTCCTGACTTATTCGGTATTGCTACTCCTGGTCAGTTAGGCAACCGCCAACAGATGCGTGATAGCTACGAAATATTTAACAATACTTATGTACGCTATAAGCAGATGCAACTTGAGGGAGTGTTTAATATGCTTGGTCAATATGCAGGTGTAACAGTTGAATTAAAGATTATTCCTACCGACCCTATTGGAATTGAGTTTAGTGAGAATGTTCTTATTCAAAATATGAGTAAGGATGAGATTAGAGAAATGTTAAACTTACCGCCATTAGAAGTTGATGCAAGTAACGAAGCACAAAGAGTTACAGATGGTATCGCTGCATTAAGTCCATTGGTTGCTAACAAGGTGTTAGAGTCAATGACTAAGAATGAAATTAGAGCCTTAGTGGCATTAAAGCCTACAATCGATGGCGATGTTATTTCTTCTACTATTACAACAGAAGAACCAATGTCAGCTGAGACAAGCGTAAACGAACACATAAAAGGTCTTAAGGGTAGAGAGTGGCAGAATATGCAACGCATCATTAGAGATTTTAACAAGGGTAAAATAACAAGAGAACAAGCAAGTTCTATGTTAAAGGGTGGATATGCTTTAAGTGATGAAGAGGTTGCTACTTGGTTAGGTGCTGAGGAATTAGAATTTAACGAAGCTGATTTTCAAGTTTTCTTTGAGTTCGGAGAAGATAGAAGTGCTTACGAAGTATTTAAAAGCAAAGCAAGATTTAACGATGATGCGGACTTTGAAATGTTTGCCGATGTATCGCAGTTACAATCTAATATTTTAGATTTAATTGTTAAAGACAAGCGTATTACTCCAGAGGTAATTGCTGACACTTTAAAAGAAGATGTAGGTGCGGTTAAGCGTGTTATTGATTTATTAATTGAGAAGGGGTTTATTAAGACAAACGAAGTAAAGCAAGGTAAAGGGATTGATAGCAACGTTATTATAGAAAGAAAACTTACCGAACCTATTGGTAAAATTGTAGAAGCTATAAAGCCTCAAACTTCGCAGATATTAATTCGTTACTCTTACGAGTGGAAAGCAGGTTTTAACGATAGCGATTTAGATACAAGCAGACCTTTTTGTAAGTACTTAGTTACCGCTAACAAGTTTTATAGCCGTAGCGAAATAGAAATGATGAGTGCAAGGCTTGGTTATTCTGTATGGGATAGACGAGGCGGTTGGTACACTAAGCCAGGAACAAACACACATTCTCCAAGTTGCAGACACGAGTGGAAGTCAAACATAGTTAAAAGAAAATAAGAAATGAGCTTAAACACAT